TATTATTTCTAAATTTACAGGGGATTATAACTTTGTAGCAGGAGCTAGTATCTCATGGGTTATAGGTTTAGTTAAAGAGCTAATTGAAAATAGAGGGAATGTTAAAGCTATTGGATATGACATGACATTAAACTTGTTTGGAATACTACTGAGTTTATTGCCTTGGTTTATTGAAGTAGGGTTGACATCACTGTGAGAATGTGTTATATTAAGGAGATAAGAAATGTCAATAAAGTATTATAAAACGCTGACTGATATTTGGTTTAAGTTATTATCAAATTTAGTGAGCCAAAAGATTTGGATTCTAGCAATCTCCAGTTTTATGTTGCGAGAAGGTTTAATCAGTGGGGTACAATGGATGACTGTAGTAGGGGCTTTATTTTTTGCAAGAGAAATTGCAAAGACTGTTATTCCTACCTTTAAGCAAACTACTGCCCCAAGTATAGAAGAATAAATTTAATAAGGAGAAGGAAATGACACGAATTTTTTTGGATGTTGGACATTGGTTTGGAGCTAAACCAGGGGCTGAATTTGGAAATATAATAGAACCTGAATATAATGTTGAGATTCTAACCCAACTCTCAACACTCTGGAGAGCTAGAGTTGCAATTGAGAATCTATTAAGTTTATCTAAACACATTGGAAAGATATTTAGAAATATGCGTGGAATAAACTCCTTGCCTTATGTTTTAGTCCAGAGTGATGATACCACAGACTTTCTTATAGGTCGTTACTCAGAGAAAGCAAAAGAATTAAATGAACATGACCTTGCAGATGTTGTAATACAAATGCACCTTAATGCTGGAAGAGGCAGTTATGGCATGGTGGGTTTTGTGCAAGATGATGCATTTGAAAAAGATAGTTTTGAGATAGCAAAAATTGCAGCAGAAGAGTTAGAAAGTATGTCTGACCAGTTTGGTGGAATTTTAAGCAAAGTTAGAGTTGATGGTTGTAGTAAATTTAGTGAGGAACCTTTTAGGCGCAGAATTCATTATTGTCTTAGAGATTATGAGAGACCAGCAATTTTAATGGAACCTATGTTTTTGGACAACCAAGAGCATAATGCTTTTTTAGATTCAGATGAAGGTAGAGAAGCAATGGCTGTAATGTATGCCAGAATTTTGGAGAGGGTTGCAGAGTACTTTAATGAATAAACTATTCTCCAGTATAGTAATAGGTGTTCTCCTAGTTTTACTTCTTCAGGGGTTCTGCACACAGCGTTCCCAGCAAAAAGAGATTCAAGCTCTTAAAGAAGATGTTACTCTTCAGATAGATGAAGTACGAGAATTGACTGGGCAGTTCCCTGATTACACAGATGCTTTTACAAAGTTTAATGGTCAGTATCTTGTTTTAGCTGATAGGTTCGATTCCTTGTCTGCACAAATGGACAGGATTTATATTCCTGCAGAAGGGTCTTATCAAATAACTACTGTCATAGACAGTACTAAACTAGTGGCTTATAATGAAGCAATAGAAGCTTTGTTAACCTTAGATGCTAATGTCTCTGACGCTACTAGGGACTCTTTACAGCAAGAGATATTAAGCTTACTCTATGCAACTGTTAACCAAGAGATAGATGTACAGTATCGAGGCTTTACACTTGCTCCTGAAGCAGGAATTTCGTATAACTCTTCAGGAGACTTTGAAGTTACTTTGGGAAGCCGAATAGCTTACTGGAATCACTGGGGACTGGGTGTTGAAGGGTCTATTGGTATAGACGACACACATGACCTGAGCCTTGGTCTTTACGGAGATTATCGTGATATATGGGGACTTAGAAACTTAGGAATAGGTATCGGAGTCCAGAGAAAATTTGCACCTAGAGAAACAAATTTCAACTTAGGTGTCCACAACTATTTTTAGGAGAAGTACATGAATTTAACATTAGACTATGCCCTGCGAAGTAGGGAAACTGCAATTAGTTCCCCTAAAAATTTCTTTAGCGAAACTATAACTAAGACTCCTAGTGAGACTCTTAGTGGTACTCAGGTTTTTCCTGACGCAACTGACAGTGTTGAGCTATCCCTTGGGACAATCACTGCTGGTGACTTTTTATACTTGAAATCAGATATTGATATTGAAGTCTTTGTAGGTGCTACCTCAACGACTCCTCAGTTTGGAACTTTACATCTCATTTCAATCACAGATGTAGCTAATGCATTTAGTGAAATTCATGTCCGCAACAACAATGGCGAGATGAATGATGCTACAGTTGAGTACCTGATTGCTGGTGATACTCCATCTTCTTAACTGTAGATAACATCTATACCATAGTAGAAGAAGCTGATAAGGATGAATTAGATTCCTTATCAGCTTTACTGTCAATCAAGGCACACAACTATTGGTTTAGTAAAGCGTACAAAAAAGGGTATTGGGATGGCACCAAATATTTTTTAGAGTATGATAAACAATCTAATATGCACTATTTTTTAACAGGCTTTTTGTCTCTTGTGGAAGCAGAGATGGATAATGTCTTGTATAGAAAGTCAAGAAGAACTCCAATTACTATTTCCCCTACACTTCTAAAAACAAAAAGTATGGAGGGGGAGTATGAATATCAACTTAATGCTATGCAACAAGTCCTGAATTCAAAACACGGAATTTTAGACTTAGCAACAGGAGCTGGAAAGACTGCAATAGCAGCAGCTTTGTCCATAGTACTTCCAAAGAAAGTACTTTTTATTGTCCCAGGAATTGAATTAATGTGGCAAACTCACGCCGCATTTGAAGAAGACACTGACTTAACTTTGACTTGCGCAGGAGGAGGAGAAATTCCTGACCCTGAAGCTGATGTTTGTATTGGTGTTTACAAATCTGTGTGGATAAATGAAACAAAGAATAAAGGGTGGCTAAAGCAATTTAAGACAGTGTTCATAGATGAATGTCATAGAGCAACCACAAAGGATTATGTTGCAACCATTCTTTCTTGTTGTAACGCTGAGTATAAGATTGGATTATCTGGAACACCCCACGCAATAACTGAGGATAAAGTTATGCATTTAACTGGCTTAATTGGCCCAATACTTAGTACTGTAACTGGAAAGGTGCTTTCAGATTTAGGAGTTAATGCTAAACCTGTGATTAACTTACACTCATATGAACAACTAGAGGTTGACAATGAGTGGCCAAAATGTTATATTGAAGGGGTGGTGACTAACTCAATCCGTAATCGCAAAGTTATTTCATTAGTTACTGCAGGGTTACAGGCTAACAAAATCTGTATGGTTTTAATTAAGCGAACCCAACATGGTAACCTTTTGCAGGACATGTTTTTACAACAAGGGTATGATGTTCCTTATATTGATGGGTCAAGTTCTAAGAAAGACAGACGGAAGTACTTAACTGATTTGAGAGAAGGGAAGTTACGGGCTTTAATAATTTCACGGATTGGGGAGGAAGGGTTGGATATTCCACAATTAGATGTAATTGTTCGAGCGTCTGGTGGTTTATCCCCTATCTCAACAATTCAGGCACTGGGTCGTGGGTTACGTAGAAAAAAAGGTAAAGAAAATATTGTGAGTTATCATGACTTTTCAGATACTTCATGTAGAATTTTAACCTTGCAGACAGAACAGCGATTTTTAGATTATGAAAAGGAAGGGTATGGAGTTAGAATACATAAAGAGAGAGATGATACGGTGTTATGAAATTGAAAAACGGAAACAATTTCCTTATTACAAGGTTTCAAAGAGACTACTTTCACATTTTACAAAACCAGCAGAAGTTTATCAAACACTAGTAAGTAAAGCTTCAGACATAGAACTTCTCATAAGGGCAGCTTTTATGGTGGAGTGGTGGAGTAAAGTTAAAGGGGAATGGGTTTCTTCTTCCACCCCTTACCCACGTCAGTTAAGTAATACACAGAAGTATGCAGCGGTCTTTACGAAGCTGTATCAAACTCCTGACAGTGGGTCAGGAAAAGCAACAATATTAAAAAATATTGTCAAAGCAAAATTACTACTAAAAGGAGTTTCTACTGAAGATTATTGGTCAGTCCTAGATTACTTCTTGGAAAAAGATTTAGTTTCAAAATTTTATGTTTGTGTTGTTACTGAGTATATGCAGAAGTTAGAACGGGAATCAGTGTTGGATGACAAGAAGCTGACTTTGTTACGCCAATTACAAAAAGCAAAGCAAGAATTAATTCAGAAAAATTATTATTCAGATGTTGTGCAGATGGTGAGGTTAAAGTGAACGAAGTGGTAAAGTATCCCTTTGCAGCCGATTTTCAAGTACAGATTTTAGCGCTACTTTTAAGAGATAATTCTTTCTTAAAGAAAAATGTTAACATTATAGACCCAAGTTATTTTGATAATCCTTTATTTGCACAGTTTGCGAAGCTGGCAATAGAGTATTGTCACCAGTATGATACTGTTCCTTCTAAAGCTGTAATACCAGAACTTCTCGTAATTACTGCTGAATCTCCTCAAGCATTATTATATGCTAGTATTTATGAACTAGACTTATCAGATGCTGAATTTATTGCGGATAGAGTAGTAAAATTTGCTAAATTTCAAGCTGTTAAGCGTCAATTAAAACTCTCAGAAAAATTACTTGCTAATGAACAATATGACTATATTGAAAAGGGTTTAGTAGAAGCTCTCCACACAGGTGATATGCATCACAACTCAGCCCATTCATTTTTTGATAATGTTGAAGGGTTAATAGATGGATTGTCAGAAGAGAACCTTGCTAGAATAATTGTTCCAACTTGTATTAGAGAGATAGATGATGCCCTTAATGGTGGAGCTAGAGTTGGGGACTTAAATATTGTTATGGGAGTTCCTGGGTCTGGTAAATCTGTCTTTTTAACTAATGCTGCACACGGTGCTTTATTTTACCAAAAGAATGTTCTTTACTTATCTATGGAAATGAGTGTAGCGGATGTTGAAGCTCGGCTTGCTAGTAGAATTTCAGGAGTAGAAATATCCAAACTTGTGGAATCAAAAGATGAAGTTCTTCAGAAAATACGAGACCGTGGGATTCATATGGGGGAAATGAGAACACAATTTTGGCCAGCAGGAACCCCTACCACTTCAGATATTAGAACTCTTATTGAACACTTGATTAGAGTTGATGGGTTTAAACCTGATTTAGTTCTTGTGGATTACTTAGAATTGATGCGAGTTCCTGGTAATACTGATGGTGACTATGTTGGACAAGGTATTATAGGCAAGGAACTTAAAGGCATGGCCGCGGAACATTCATTTGCCCTTTGGATTGCAACTCAAGCTAAACGAGGAGCAATGGCTAAAACTCATCTTAAAATGGATGATAAAGCTGATAGTTTTAAAGTGATGCAGGACGCAGATGTAGTTTTGGGCTTAAAGCGAAATGAAGATAACATAGCTCTGTCTACAATTGATGTTTCTTTTGCAAAGTTACGACATAGTGGAGCCCCAGCTTTTGTTCAAACATTAAGAGGAAATTATGCAAAAATGTATATTGGGTCAAACTCATAAAGTACTAGGATTAGAAGAATGGTTAATGCAAAATCTTAGTAACCCAGTACTTAGACATACAGGGCGTGGCGACCAGCTCTATGCAGACTGTCCATTTTGCGGAAAAGAAAACAACCACTTTTCAGTGGGACTTGACAATGGCTTGTTCAAGTGTTATATTTGTGGAAACGGGCGAGGTAAAGCTGGAGGGAATTATAAAGAGTTAGTATCACGAATTAGTCATATTCCATATAATAAAGTTGATGAACAACTTATTGAAGGAATACGAGCAACTTCCCTTTGGGATATAACTGATGTTCCTCCTTCTCATGTTATAGCAACTGCAGTCTCGTTTAAGGAAGTAAAGGGAACAGTTTCAATTTCAACACAGGAAGAGCCATTAGTAAGAAAAGCCCTTGAGTATTTAAAGGGCAGAGGAATACCCACATGGAGAAGCTTTAACCTTGGGGTTAGGGTTGGAACATCTGGTAGATACTTTGGTAGAGTTTTAATTCCAATTTATTTTAAGGGTGAAGTTATAAATTTTGTAGCTCGTAATATTTTAGATAGACCTGATGTACTGCGGTATACTGGCCCATCTTTATATGATGGTTGGACTCCAAAGTCTGAATGTATTTTTAATTATGATGCTATTCAAGAGGGTGACGAAATTCTTATTGTGGAAGGTATCTTTGATGCGCTTCCTTTATTTGATGACTTGAATGTTATTGCCCTTCTTGGTAAGAGTTTATCAGACAAGCAGTTATATCATATCTTAACTCTTAAACCAGCAAAGGTTACAATTATACTAGATGGGGATGTAGTTTCTGAGTTTGTACGAACTCCTGAATACTCCGTTAAGAAGTTAGCTAGTAGATTTTATGGTTTTGTGCCACATGTTCGGTATAATACTATGCCTTCAGGTATAGACCCTTCAGACTCACCCGCAAGTGCTAGACAGAAGTATTTGACCGCAAAGGAGTTACAGTGAATTTTTCACATTTGGAAACAATACATAGTCAAACAAAAAAAGAAATTGCAAATGCCCCATACTATCAAGACTGTGCCTATGTTGAATCTATGATTTTACTAGAGGGTTTAGAGTATTCTTTACACTATGCTCTTGGCATAGTGCGGTCATATATGAGACTTGCTGAATGGGGAGGGTTGTATGAATTATTAATAAGTAGGGTAAAAGATATAACTTCCCAGTATGGGTTTGAATCAGGGTTTCGACATGAACTTAGACGCACGAAAGAGATTCGAGAACGTACGGTTAAACGTCTTATGTATATTGCATACTATGTACGACATGAAAAAGCATTATACGGTTTACCTCAAGATGAAATTGGTCTTACAAACCATGGCAAGATAGTTAGATTCCTTGGACAGCTAACTGGCTTTCGCCATAGGCTAAACTACGCACCATTAACTACCAACCAGTTCAATGCTCTACTACGAGCTGAACATAGATTAGGAATACATTGGCATGACTTACCTCCAAGTGAGAATGGTTTTGCCCCACGAAAGGATGAAGAAAGATGGAAGTTCGACTTATGAAACAGAAAATAGCTGATAGTATTAAAGGCTACCGTGTAGGTGAGGTAAGGCATATTGATTGGAAAATTTTGTTTGCTACTGCACCTTTTGTTGGTATGAAAGATTCAGAGTATACAGCTTTGCTTGAAGATACATTAAGTAACAGTTGCTTTGGAGTTTTGTTCCACGAAGACAGCATTGATTGTTTGGGTGCGCCCAATGAGGCAAAGTGTAGAGATTTTTCTCTCTGTCAGTCAGTGTTTGAGTTTATTAATCACAGCTTACAAAATGTTGTGACAGTTCCTGAAGAAGTTACAACCCCTCTCCCTAAACCTGTTGAAGCTCCAAAAGTAGTGGCAAAAACTGTCTCTTTTAAAAAGACTGCAATTGCACTTCTTGAAGATATTATTCCACTCTTTTCTTCTAACATTAGTATTTCAACAATAACTCCAAAGACTGTTAAAGTCTTTGTGGATGATTCTGAAGCTATGACGCTAAACGCAAGAGGAATAAAGTTAAAGTATGATATCACTCCGAGTGAACTGGGACTAGACATAGAACCTGACCAACTTGTTTACAAACATTCTCAACTATTTTTAGCTAGTACTAAATTTACAGACGATGTTGAGTTACTAAAGAGTGTTTTGTACAGGTATTTTCAGGTAGTCGCTCATGCAGGGTCTTCCCCAGTTGAGGAAGTTGCACCTGTAATAGAGGAACCAGTGGAAGTTATTAAAAAAGTAGACAAGACTCATACCCATATAGTTCAGGAAGTATCAGTTGTAACTACTAAGAGTTCTATTACTTATAATGATGTGCTAGGATTTTTACGAGACCGCGATATTTATAGTATTCAGAAATCAGCTACAGACCCAACTCAGTATGTAGCACTTATGGAGGTCTCTTTTGGATAACATTCAGGTAGTAATCTTAACCGAAACTCAGTCAATTGGTGGGGAACCTCTTGGGTTTTTAACTCCAACTATTGATGCTGTGATGTCAGGGTATACAACGGAGCCTATTAATTGGGCTCCATTTGGGGTCTATCCTAAAAACCTACGCCCAACTACTGAGAATTACGACGATATCCTCAAGGAGTCTCATAAAAGGCTCAGAACCTACCTAGATTCGCTCCCAAATCTAAAAGTAATAGTAACACTAGGGTCTGAGGTTACATCACTTGTAACGGGTTCTAAAGCGGCTAAAATTGGACAACCTAGTAAAGTCCGAGATTATATAGTGATTCCAACCCATAGTTTATTCCAGTTAGGGAATGACCCAAGTTTGTCTCCTGAAGCAGTAGGGCATGTTATATTAGCTGCCCGTATTATTGTGGGAGTGTTTCATAATATTCCTGTTGTGGATGCAGACTTTGCTTATTTGCAGGAAAACTATGAAGCCATTTTGACAACAGACATTTTATCCTATGATACTGAAACTAATTCTCTTGATGCTTACTCTGATGATTCTTACATAATTGGAGCTTCCCTTAGTTGGGAAGGGGACAACGCTTGCTTTATAGGCTTAACCCATAATGATTTAGCGATTAGTCAGAGTGAATACGAAAATAGAATAAACTTTCTAAAGGCAATTTTAGAAGATTCAAATATTCCAAAAGTTGCTCAGAATGGGAAGTTTGATAGGCAGATGCTAAAGCAGATACTTGATATTGAAGTTAAGGGTGACTATGCTGATACTATGCTTGACCATTCTTTGTTAGCAGAGAGTGACTCTCATGCACTAACTACATTAGTTAACCAGTATCTTCCAGAATATGCAGGATACGATTCTCTAATGAACGCCCACATGAAAAAAGACCACGATATGACTACCGTTCCTTTTAAAGATATTGTTGGGTATGCTAGTGGGGATGCTTTTGTAACTTACAAACTTCATAAAATCTTTGAAGCACTTTTAGTAAAGTCAGAACAACTCAAATTAGCCCGTGAGATGGTTTTACCTGCAAATTTAGTTTACACAAAAATGGAAGAGGCAGGGGTAGCCCTTGACATTCCATTGATGAACAGTTATATTCCCTTGTACAGTGACCGAATCACTGAGTTAAATGAAAGGTTATATCACTTGGAAGTTGTGCAAGATTGGCATGCTGCTCAATTAAGCAGTCCTCTTTACTTAAAGCTTCAAAACTATGTTGAAGTAGGGTTAGCAACAGGGACATTTCCAGATGGTAAACGAGTAACGACATTCCGTATGGCTTCGGCAGAAAAGAAGGTTAGAGTGTTTGAGGAGAAAGCAGTTTTCAATCCTAAGTCCCCTAAACAAGTGATGGAAATGTACTACACTTTTTGTGGTCTTCCTACACAAACTAAGTTCTCAAAAAATGCAGATGGGACAAAGAGTGAAAAAGTTAGTGGTGGAAAAGAAGCTCGTATAGCTTTACTTAAACTGACAGACCCTGTATATAGCAAAGCCTTAAAGTTAGTTCAGCTAATGAATGAGTATAATAAAGTAACTAAACTTTATACTAGTTTTGTGAAAGACTACAGTAAGCATATTCGAGACGACGGATTAGTACATACTTCTTTTAATCAAGCCGTGACAAAGACTGGGCGACTTTCTAACTCAAACCCTAACTTGCAACAGGTTCCTAAGTTAACTAAAGCAGGAGACGACGAACCTGAGTACACTCAGTGGCTTGCAAGGCATAACTTAAAGAAAGCTTATATAAGTAAGTTTGAAAATGGTTTAATAGTTAATGCGGATTTCTCTCAGTTAGAACTGCGTTTAATGGCAACTCTTTCACAGGATAAGCTAATGTGTGATGCCTATATGTCAGGGGGAGATTTACATGCACAGACAGGTAGACTTTTACACCCTGACTATGATGATGTTTCAAGTGAACTACGAGCTAAGTATCGTGGTGAAGGAAAGACTAAGAACTTCGCTTCTGTTTATGCAATGTCTCCTGACTTTTTGGAAATGTATCCTGAGTTGGGTGCGTGGGTAAACTTAACGAAAGGTTTTATTGTTGCTAATGATTTTTCCTATAACCCTTTTAACAGGCATCGACACCTTCAAGATGTTCCATACCTTAATGATAAGATGAAGCAAGGTGTTAACGCAGTCATTCAATCGGCTGGTCATGACTTGTTGATACGAGCATTAGTTAAGATTTATAAACAGTTTGTAGACTTGGGGTTAAAATCACAGCTAATTTTTGAAGTACACGATTCAATAGTTGTTGATTGTTATGCTCCTGAAGTAGACACAGTAACTAAGATTTTGAAAGATACAATGGAAGCAACTGATGGGTTAAACTGGATTACAATTCCAATAGTTGTTGATGTAGAAGTTGGTGACTCATGGGGTACAGTGGAACCAATCTAAGAGAATTATCAAAATTGAATATTCTACATGTAAAGTCAGAAGTACACGGGGATGTTGTTTTAGATGTAAATGATTTTATTAGAATTAGAGGAAGTTATGAGGAGGAAATGCGTAATCATCCCTCTAACTTATTCTATATCAATGCTTTAAAGGATGATGTAACAGTAGATTTGAAATTATTAGAAACAGAGTTTATAGTATGGCAAGCAGACTTACGAAGCTATGCTATTAAAGAGGCTAGAGAGCTTTATGGGAAACAGGAACCCACAGTGGCAGATATTGAATCTATCTTGGCTACAAAACAAAACTGGGAGGATTATCATGAGAAAATAGCAGAGCTAGAAGGCACCTGTAAGATTTTGGGAGACCTTGCACAAGCCTTGGCACATAAGAAGAACATGTTAGAGCAGTTAGCTCAACATGAAAGATACCAACTTTCCCAATATAGTGATAAATAATCACACAACAATAATTAATAAATCATATGAGAGGATTATGATGAACGCACAAGATATTATTAAAAAGTTACAGGAACAGGCTGCTACAGAAGCTGCTGCATCGAATTCAGGGTCAGGTGTAAAGAAGACTTATTTAGGTCTTGATGATGGTGACAGTTACACAATGAGATTTTTACCTCCAAAAGGTGGATTGGCTAAAAATCTTCCTTGGAGAGAGTTTTGGGGTCACTGGGTCACTACTGCTAAAGGAAAAGAGTTTGTTGTTTGTACACAGAGTTATGCAAACCCATTCCCTTGCCCTATGTGTGAGAAGGTAAAACGCCTTAGAGAAAGTGGTGCAAAAGAAGAAGCAGACCGTATGAAAGCTAAACACCGTACTGTTCTTTATGGTATAGACCGTTATGAAACAGTTGCTGAGGGAGAAACCCCAACTCTTCAAGTCTTTGAAATTGCTCAGTGGTTCTTCCGAGATTTTCGTAGTCTTCTTATTAGAGACGATGGTTTTGTTGGAATGGATACATTCAACAATGAAGCTGGGTACGATGTTGTAGTAGAGCGAACTGGCAAACAGACAAATACTTCTTATACCTTTACTTTGCGTCAGCATAAGACTGCGACAGGGATTGCAGCAACTAAGACTCCTTTGTTTGAGACTCAGGAAGAGATTGATAGTTTCATGGACTCAATTCCTGACATCCACAAGTTTAAGAGTATTGAGTTTAGTGCAAGTGAGATTAATGCTATGTTAAATCTTGAGACTTCACAGAAGGCTCTTCTTGCTGCGCTCTTCAAAGCTAAGGATAATGAGAAAGCCTCAACAGATACTGCTACCTCTGGTCGGAAGGCTAGATAGTTATGGGGAATGAACGAATTGTTTTACAAAAAGGTAGCAATAATCCTATTATTGCTACCTTACTAGTAAAGCCACAAAAAGACGCTATCTGGTATGCAACAGGTAGTCATTCCTTAAACCTTGCTCTCAATTTTAGAGGGCAGGGGATTAAGGGTGGAAACGCTGTAGAGCTTGCTGGAGAACCAGCTACAGGTAAGACACTAATTTCACTCAAGCTGGCTGAAAGTGCCCAAAAAAAGGGTGGAGTTGCATTTTTTATTGATGTAGAAGGTAGACTTAATATGGAGTTTGCAAAGTCTCTTGGAGTAGACCTTGATAACCTTTACTACTATGGCCCAACTAAGACGGCAAAAGTTGATGGGGAGCTACAGAAAGTCTCTCTTACTTTGGATAATGTTTTTACTATTATAAACAATATCTTTGTTGATATGGCAAAACCAGAAAATGAAAAAATTCCTTTTGTCATTGTTTTAGATAGTTTAGGAATGTTAAACTCAGAGCGAGATTTAGGTATGAAGAAAACTTCTGAAAACGCTTATAAGACTGAAGATGGTGGAAAGCCTAAAGGTGACCAAGGTATGAGAGCTAAGTCACTAAGAGGTTGGATTAATAAAGTAGGGCCTCAGGTACAATCCTCTCAAGGCTTACTTGTTCTTCTTAATCACTTGTACTCAAGTACTGACGGTTATTCTAACCAACCTAATACTAGAGGAGGAAGAGCCCCTAAGTATCTTGCAAGTGTTAGAATTTTCTTCACGAAAGTAGGAGACTCAGTTGTTAGAAATAAGGATGAAGATTCTATTGGAGAAATAATTCATGCTTATATTAAAAAGAGCAGTATTGGAAGACCTTACCAGAAGACTACGATTAAAGTAGTCTTTGGAGATGAAGGTGAAGTTCACCTTGATAATTATTGGGGGCTACCTGATTACCTAAAGCGAAAAGGTTTCCTTGTGCAAAGTGGTAGCTGGTATAAAATACTGGGTACTAATTTTAACTGGCAAGGACAAGAAGCAGTAGTAGCTGCCTTGAACAGTGGTGAATTAAAATGGACTGGAGGTGAGTTGATTGGACAAGAGATTAAGACCAAGTAACACTTGTGATGTGTTACTTCTTGACGGGTTAAACCTTATCTTTAGGGCGCACTACAGTCTTGGTAAAGTTGGCTTACACTCAGGTGGGATAGATACTGCTGTACTATACAGCAGTATCCGAACTCTTTTGTCATTGGCGAAAGAGTTTTACCCTAGAAACATTATCGTCTGCTGGGATGGGCGAAAAGGTAAGTATAGAAGAAAAGATATTTATCCTGCTTACAAAGAGGGTAGAAGTTCATTGGACGCAGATGTGCTGGATTCTTTGTTTAACCAAGTTGACCTATACAAAGAGTTCCTTGGGTACCTAAATATTGGGTCAGTCACTCTAGATACTTTTGAAGCAGATGATGTTCTTGTAGCTCTTTCACAGTGGTTTGAAGCAGAAGACTTAACTGCTCATATTGTTACCTCTGATAAGGATTTACAGCAAGCAATCACAGATAAAGTCTCGTGGTACGACCCTATTCAACAAGTGTTTTTAACGAAACAAAAGTTTGAATTGGAATTTGGATACAGCCCACAAGCAGTTGTTGACTACAAAGTTATGGTTGGGGATTCCTCTGACAACATTACTGGTGTTGCTGGAATTGGGAAGAAAACTGCGTCAACAATTCTTCAGGAATATGGCACTTTAGACAACTTCTTAAATACAGGCGTTTTAACGGGGCGTAAAGAGGTTTTCACCTTACCTAATACCAAAGCCCACATGAAACTAATTAGGTCTATTATAGACATCCCTGCGATGCAACCTGAGCATTTTCCAGAGACTTGCTTCTTTGAGTGGGAAAAAGGCTTGACTGAAGTTCAAGAACCAGAAATTTATGGTTTCTTGAGAAGATATAATATGAAGAGCTTAACTAAGCTTGAGGCGTATAAGGATTTTATTGCAACCATAAGAACTTTAGAACCAAATGAGGTGTTAAATGAGTGCAGCTAAAGAAAAGCCACAGAGGTATGAGTTAACTTTCCATCTGGAATCTAGAGAAAAGTATACCTATGTAACAGATTATTTAACTGAGAAAGAGATAGCAAGTATTGCTGAGGACATATGTAATACTTGTTTTTATGGTAAAGATTTATTATTGACTTGTTTACCTAAAGAAAACTATCCGTTAGTAAATCAGTATCAAGTTATTGTTGCAACATCATTTGTAACTATACACACCATAACAGTTCATGCTGATGATGGGGAATTAAACAGAAAGAGGATTATTAATGGCTAATATAAGAGATATAAAATTTACATCTAGGGGAAAGATAAAACGATATTTGGATACTTTACCTGCGCAAGTTCAGAATACAGCAGAGTTTACAGAAGCATTAGACGCTGAAATTGAGCGTCTCATTCTTAGGGCTGTTAATAGGTCAAAGTTGAATAAGCATATTAGACTTATGCGACAGGATGTATAAGTGAGTGTCCGAGCCTATGACATAAAGTTAAGCGACTACAAGAAAGCATTAAAAAAGCTTGCTCGATACTCTGTAACTATTATCCCCTCGGTTGGTTTATCTAACCGAGGGGAATGGGATATAAGGTACATTTATGTTGGAAAGTCACCTGATGACATTTATAGGCTTAGTTTTTCTCTTGGGATTCCTACTTATGCAATTCATGGGTGGAAATCCAAATTTGGGTACTGTTATTACAAATTATCTAAGGCTGAGGGAACTTTGTTATTTCAAGTCTTTCAAGGTTTTAGAAAACCTTACAACTGGGGCATACTCTTTAGGTATGGTCTCCAACTAACTAAAAGTTATGCTTATCAGAAGCGATTAGCATTAACTAAAATAAGGAAAAAATAATGCAATTTATAGCTATCGCTGACCCCCACTTTCATTTATACAAGAATCAAGCACGAGAGACGCATAATGGCATCACAGATAGGCTGGAGGATGTTGGTAGATGTTTTGATACTGCACTTGAGTATGCTCGTGATAATAACATTAGAACCCTTGTTGTTCTTGGGGATGTTTTTCATTCCAAAGATATTCTTAATGTAGTTGTTTATAACTATGTATTTGCTCTTTTTGAACGCCTTTCACTATTTTTTAATAATATTGTTATTTTGGCTGGAAACCATGACCAAGCACACAAGACTAATGATGCTGTTTCAATTCAGGGGCTAAGTCCTTTTGCCACCATTATTACTGATGCTACTGTTCTAGATATTGACGGAGTAACTTTTCATTGTTTACCTTACGTAGAGAAAGACTTTGTACAAAAGTGTACAGCGTTCCGACCAGTTTCCTCAACACCTAATGTTTTTCTTGGTCATGTTGGAATTGCTGGAGCTAAGTATAGTGGGTTTGAAACAAGAGCAAAGGGTGAAATTGAGTTAAAGGACATACAGACTGGGCAGTATGATTTAAGTTTATTTGGACATTTTCATGAGTTTCAGGCATTAAGTCCCAAAGCTTACTATGTAGGAGCCCCAATGCAACATAATTTCTCAGATGTGGGGTCAGTACGGGGATTTTGTGCGGTAACTGTGACAGCAGGAAGACGGGGAGCTGACGTACAAGTTAAGCAGATTCCTGTTTGTACTACCCCTGAATTTTTGAGTGTAACTGAAGCTGAATATCTTGTTGCACCTGAATCTGATGATTTGTATATAAAATTAGTAGATGTTTCTAGGGCAAAGGCAACACAGTATATGAGTGAAGACCCTAGAATTGTTGGAGCCAAAATAACCTTTAACGATAACACAAAATTAAAATCCTCTGTTACGCAAGCTACTACACCTGAACAGCTTATTGAAGCTTACTTGGATTATATGAATGAGCAGATTGTAACTTTGAATCTGCCAAGACCTTTACTACAGAAGTATGGCTTATCTATCTTAAACAAAATTAAATCTGAACGCTTAGTAAGTAAACATTCGTTTACCTTTAAGGTGAACGGGGTAGGCTTTAAAGCTTTTGGTGATACAGGGTTTAGTATAGACTATTCAAAAGAAGGCTTAACACTTATTCGAGGAGTTAATCATAGCTCAAATGGAAGAAGTAGTAATGGTACTGGGAAATCAACTTTACTTGAAGCGTTATTATTTGGGTTGTATGGAAAGTACGGTAAAGGTCTCAAAAAAGACATGGTTAATCTCAAAAGTCCTAAAGCTGAAGTAACAGTTGAGATTGTGAGAGACGGGGTAACATTTGGAAAAGTAGTTAGAACCGTGTATAAAAGCTCAACCCCAAATAAGTTAGCCTTTAGTATAGACAAGGAAGAGTTGTCTGGTAGTCTGGCTCAGATTCAAAACCAAATCGAACTCTTTTTAGGGTTGTCTAAAGATTCATTTCTTTTGTCGTTGTATTGTGCTGTTCCTGTAGGTCAATTAACTTCAGGTATTCTGGAAGGAATTTTTAGTGAAATTTTAGGGTTGCAAGCTTATGTTGAGGCTAGGGATTTAGTTAGTAAAGACCTTGGTGCTGTGCAGACCCGTATTACCCAACAAACTTTTGCAATAAACACAATACAACAAACTCTTTTGCAACTTGAAGCAGATTTACTTCTACAAGAAGAAAACTATAATACTCTTCATGATAGGCAAAATGCAGACGAAACTTTGAAGGTGTCTCAAGACCTACTACGTACACTACAAACGGATAGCCAACAAGCTAAAGAGGAACTTGCAAAGGTACAAATACAGCTTAATAATCAAGATGCTGCATATAAAAAAGAAACTTTAGTTCTTGGTACACTTCAAGAAGATGTGAATATGGCAGAAACTAATCAAGCTGTTTTACAGACTAAAGTGCAAACGCAAGAGACTGTGTATTTAAAAGTTAAACATTTAATAGCAGATAAGCATTGCCCTGCTTGTCAAGCTTCAACTGAGAGAGATGACCTGTATAAGGTCTTAGAGCAAGAGGCACTTCACTTAGAAAGACTTACTTCTGAATATCAAGGGAGCCAATTACTGTGTGCTGATGTTAAAGGTAAATACTATGAATACGAAGCAATAGTAGCTTCTTTGGAAAATGAGTTAAATACCTCTATTAGAGCTTTTAACGCAATTCAACAAGTTATCCAGCAAAAACAGCAGGAGATAATTCGTCTACAAGGTCAAGTCTTACTTGTGGAGTCTAAACAGGAACAGGCGAAAAGTGCCTGCAAAGAAGCTTATGATGCCGTTATTCACCTTGAAGAGCAGTATGATGAGTTAGATGAGAAGTTAGGGCAACAAGAGCTTGTGAGAGGCTCTCTGTATGTCCAAGCTGAGATAAAAGAGTTTTGGCTTGTGGGTTTTGGTTCTACTGGTATACGCAATCTAGTTATTGATGGGGCGTTACCCGAATTAAATAAAATTGCAGCAAGTTATAGTGATGTCTTAATTGGAGGTGAAATAACTGTTGGATTTACAAGCACCACAGAAACGGCTAAAGGGGAATCTCGCAACAAGTTAGCTGTAACCGTCGAAGATATTTATGGTCACTCTACGTATGAGGGTGCTAGCTCTGGTGAACAGAGACGAATGAATATCATTTTAAGTTTAGCGTTGCAAAGATTTATCTCTCTTCGTCAAAACTTAGGTGTTATCTTATTAGATGAAATTTTTGTTAAGTTAGATGATACTGGAAGGGAATCTGTTGTTAAGTTACTTCGCTATGTGTTAAAGGATATCCCTAGTATCTTTATTGTTAGTAACCAAGAAGGTATTACCAGAGAAAATTTTGATAACATTATCACAGTAACTCGAAGAGGAGTTGAGTCCTACATTTCGTAGGGCTTGACAAGTGAGTCTAAAAGTGTTATATTACTAAGGAGCAAATTGAAAAAGAATATTTATAGAATTGTAGTAGTTAGTGCAGACTGGAAAGAACCTATGGAAAGACTCATAGTAGCAGAAGATATTGAGACTGCTAAAATATACGCCCGTGATGTATATGATTCAGACACCCCTGAAGGAACTGCAATGTCTGGAGTAGATATTATTCCAACAATCGTTCTCTCTGCAGAAGATGTTGGGGTGTGGGAATTTGACAAAGTTGGGAAAAATCTTTTAAGAGAGAGTGCTACCCAACTGGAGAAAATAGACCCGTCAACATTAAAAAGTGTAGAAACGGATAGTGACCATGACTAAACGAAAAGGTGTAAATGGAAAAGCTAAAGGAAGTACCTTTGAGAGGCGTGTTGCTAAATACCTTACTACTTGGCTGACCGAACACAACATTGATGGGGAGTTTACTAGAGTCCCTTCTTCAGGTGGCCTCAGATGGAAACAAAATGATAGTGTGGTTGGTGATATTACTTTAAGTTCACCCACACACGAGACTCTCTGTACTTTTGAATGTAAGAATCAAGAAAAGTGGAGTCTTTGGAAATTATTTGGTTATCACACTGTTCCTGCCAACCCTAAAGGCCCAAGTACCCTTCAAGGATTTTGGGGGCAAGCTTGTTCAGATGCAGCAAGAACTGAGACTAAATTTCCTACTTTGATTATGACTAAGAATCACAGACCAATTATTTTAGTTATTCCCGAAAACATAAATGTAGTTTTAGCTCATAGAAATGAGTTACTTGATATTGGAATTAGAAAGCGTTTTGTACTTCACCCTGATATAAAGGGGACTCAGTATAATGATGTTATCATAGTTCCATTTTTGAAATTTTTAGATATTGTTGACCCCCAATTACTACTGGAGAAAAAATGACGGTGGCTAAATCGACAGTGAAATCAAATATTCCTCCACCAAGTGAGGAAGCAGTTATTAAGTTGTTAGAGCTTGAGTACTTTGACCCAACTGTTCCAATTATGGAACCTTGCTCTGATACATTAAAGATAACAAAACTTTTGCGAGACAAGGGGTACATGGTAAGTGCAAGTACAAACCTTGTCTTTATGCCTGAACCAGAAGTAAGACGAGTAGATTTCTTTACGATACCTTATTTTCATGGTAATATAATTACTCGCCCACCTGTGTCTCTGATTACTAAATACCTCACTCATGCTTTAGCTATAATTCCTAAAGGAAGAAAAGTAGCTATGTTCTTACCAGCAAGCTACTTTGGTACGCATAATCATGAGTGTACAGTTACTTCCGCAACTCGTATCTATATCACACCTGACAGGGCAACTCTTTCTCAAAAAGGTGACTGGTATATTTGGAAAAAAGGCGTTGTAGGAAAGACTCAATTGCAGTGGTTGGAATAAGGAGTAAGATTGAAGATTAGAATTAAGAAGAACGAAAAAGGGTTTTATGCCCAACGCCAGATTTTATGGTGCTTATGGTTTACAATTCACTTTGGGTTGTTCTACCAAGAGTATTTTAAGACTAGGAAAGCATTACAAAAAGAGCTAGATAAATACACACCAAACTCAAAGAATATTATTTTACATCAAGGAGATTTTTAATGAACCAAGACTTTTCAAATATACACCAAGTAAAAGTGTTTAAAGACAGATATCAGCATGGGGAAGAGACTGTAGATGAAGCATTTAAACGTGTTGCAAGATGCTCAGTTAGAATTGAGGAGGAGGTTTTAGGTTTAACACCAGAAGCCCAGTATAAATTATTTTATTCAGGACTAAGTGAGTCTTTATTCTCTCCTGCTGGACGACCTATTGCTAGTACTGGAGAAGGGTATAATAATATGCTTTTCAACTGTTTTGTAATAGGGGTAGCTGACTCAAGACAAGGAATCACAGGGAGTTTAGGTGACTTCATGGAGATTGCAGCATTGGGTGGGGGCATTGGTAGTAGCTTTGGTAATTTAAGACCTAAAGGTGACAAAACTATAACAAGTAAAGGGACTGCTTCGGGGCCAGTTTCCTTCATTAATGTTTTTCAAGAACTAGCTACGACAATTAAACAGGCTGGTACTAGAGGGTTAGCAACCTTAGTTACTATGCCTATTTTTCACCCTGATATAGAAGAGTTTATTGTAGCAAAGTATGAAGAAGGTAAATGGCCTAATGCTAATATATCTATTGGGATTACACATGATTTTATGATAGCTGTGGAAAATGATTCTGCTTTTGACTTAACTTGGAAAGGTGAAGTCAGAAAAACAGTGAGAGCTAAAGACCTTTGGGAAAAGATTTGCACCCTAGCTCACAGGAATGGTGAACCAGGAATTTTATTTTTAGACACAATGAATGAAGACTCACCCTATCGTGGTTATGAATACTTGGATAGCACAAATCCTTGCATTACAGGGGATTCACCTATACAAACCCCTAGTGGAATAGTATTAGCTAAAGATATTAAACAGGGTGACTTGATAGAGACTATAGCAGGGTATGAAACTGTGACTACTCTTGAGGTAACTCATGACAGGTACACTTATGAAGTTATACTTAAAAATGGTACTACTATTACAGCAACAGAATCTCATGTGTTTTATACTTTAGATAAAGAAAGAAATTTAAAAGAAACTACTTTGGCAGAACTAGGTGCTATAAACGGGGATGGTGCATTTTTAGCAGTATCAAAGAAAAAAGTTGAGGACTTAGTGGAAGTTTCTGTAATAAAAGCTAGAGAGTCAAAAGCAGAGTGGGCAAGTACTGATTTTGAGTTTGTAGAAGTTGAAGATATTGTGTGGACAGAAAAAGCAGAGACAGTTTATGACTTTTACTGCGAGGGTAGTGATACTTATGTTGTAAATGGTGTTGTATCAAGAGGATGTGGAGAAGTTGCCTTACCTCATAACGGTGCTTGTAACTTGGGCTCAGTAATCCTTGGGTCTTTTATTAATAAACAGACTAAGGAAATTGATTTTGACGGGATTGCTCAAGCTGCATTTAGTCTAACTCTTTGGTTGGATAACTTGATTGACATTAGCACTTTCCCAACTCCTGCTATAGAGGCAATGGTTAAGAAGTATAGACCTATTGGTGTGGGTTCAATGGGGTTAGCAGATTTGCTGCTGTATGCTGGACTTCCTTATGGGGACTATCCAGAATCCTTAGCCCTGTCTGATAAAATTGCTAAACTTATTCAAGATAGTTGTCAAGCTGCCAGTGAGAAACTTGCAGAACAATTTGGCCCATTTCCTGCTTATGACTCAGCTATTTCTGATTTTGCCCCTAGAAGAAACATAACTTTGACAGCGTATGCTCCTACAGGAAGTATAAGTGCGTTGTTTGATGTTAGTAGTGGAATTGAATCAATGTTTGCACCAGTTATAAAACGAGACGAG